AGACTTACGCACATATGTTTTGTTTTCTGAAAAATGGGGGCTATCCCCTCATCTCGAACTCTCCGTACTCGTTGAAGCTCCACCGCCTCGGTGTCTGTTCCGCAAAGTGCTCTTTGTTGTGACAATCAAGGCATAACGCTTCAAGATTCGCAGGGTTCAATGACACCGAAGGATCGTTCACGTTCTGTTTATTCAGATGGATCCTGTGGTGTACGATCACAGCCGGTGCGACCTCGCCCTTCTGGAGACAACGCTCACAGAGTGTGTGCTGCTTGAGATATGAAGCACGGCACACCTTCCACTCCTTTGAGTTATAGAATGTCCTGTCGATGCTCTTCATATCTCCCTCCATTAAAAAACCCTGACATCAAGTCAGGGCTCTTTGAATAAGGACGAATAACGTGACTGTGAGTGGTGACGGATGACCGTCACGTTATTTTGCTACATACACAATAACACAGAATTTAGTGTCATTTAGTGTCATGTTTAACTGTACCTCAGATCACCATTCTCGTCGTACAGTTCTTTCGTATGCTCACGCATTACTTCGGCAGGTGTCCTCTCATAATCAGAAGGTTCTGCAAAGTATTGTCTCAGGAACTCTCCCACCTTCCCGTTGCGGAACGTCTCATCAGATGTACTGATGAACGGTGTGTCAGGGATCGTGTCATTGTCCAGGACTTTCACATCCCTCATGTATCTGCAATCTAACTCGTAGTAGTTGCCATAGAAGCTGCGGAACATCATGAGATCAGGAAACTTTTCAAACAGTTCAACGGCCTTCTGTCTGTTGATGAGCATCGGAACATGAAGTGCGAATGACAGTGTGTCCTTGCCTCTGTTAAAGAGCTGAGACCTCATTATTTCAAGACCTCTGCAATAAGAAGAAAACCCTTTTGTCCTTCTGATATCAAGGATCCTCTTATCCAAAGTCCCATTGAAGTAATTCACATCCTCTCTGACTCGGTCCATGACAAAGAAGTCATCATTGAAGAGCCAGATATCTTCCGTCAGCCTGCTGTCAGCTATCGCCTTCTTGAGTGAGTGTGTTGAGCGTTCCGCTTTGGTATTGCCTTTCTGGATATCCTCGATGTAGATATCCGGCTCGATTCCGTCAGGCTTTCCACCTGCAAAGACGATCTTCCTGTACGGGAAGTTCTTCACGACAGAACGGATGGAGTAGCGCAGCTCATCCCCTGCTATGTCATTTCTGAGTAAGTACACGATGTCATGCTTCATAAAAACTCTCCTTTCAACATAACCGAGATCACCAGCAGGAGCACCAGAATGATGACAATGAAGCCGATGACCTCCGCAAAGAACTCATCCATCTTCCCTGTCCTCGAAGTGGCAGTCCCACGACTCACAACCCTGAGAGCCGTCTCTCTCAACATAGTGCTTGCAGTGTTCGCAGTCTCTCGGCTTGCGTTTCATCTCAGTTCCGCAATTACCACAGTAGTTCATTGGCCACTTCACAAAATAACAATTCTCACAAGGACAGTTAACATGATAAAACCCGCCAACATACTCGCCGTTTCTCCACTCGTCGTGCCTTTTCCACTCGCCTTGATTTCCTTCAAAATCTTTTCGTGCTTGCTTATATCCTCTCATAAACAAGTCATAATCTTCGCCAGTCATATATACTTCTTGTTTTACTGTCGGTACATCATTTAGGCTCTGTTTGACCTCTGATGTTCTTATCCAATCTTCTCCGTCAATTTTTCTTATAAGTCCTGATGTGGCATAAGCAATAGCAAGATTTCGCTTGATTAAATCACCTCTTGTATCAACTGTCGGGGCATTGTCGATTATGTGCTTAAACAAGCCGAACATATTTAGCATATCGGTTGAATATGTACCACCGTACTGTGCCACACTATCGTCTGCCCATTTGATTATTTTGTCTGCGTCAATCAGTCTCATTGTCTGCCTCCTTTATCCAAGCGTTATAACAGGCGATAAATTCCTCTTTGGTGATAACCACTTCGGCTTTCTTATAATTGCTATCAGGAACAGGAACACTCCTGATGAGCGTATCACCACAAATATAAGAATTAGTTTCCATTGTCTTTTCCTCCAAGTTCGATTGTGCATTGATATTTGCACTCAGGTTCGTTTCCGAAATTCTGAGGAGGCAAAGCACAATAAGTTTCCATTTCGATGTGGCTATCTTCTTTGTATCTGCTACATCTGTAAGGGCAGATGTGTTCTAAGAACATTTCGCTAATTATTCTCGCCATTCTTTCCTCCTTTACCAATCAACGGCAAGGTCAACCCCATTCGGGTAATCGACCACGAAGGCTCCTGTGTCAACGACTATCGCATCTCCGAGCGATGTCGGTATCACTGTTCCCTTCGGTCTCGTTTTCCAATTCGCTGCACACATCACATACAAGCCGAGCATCTTCGCTCCATCGTCTCTGATCCAGTACGGATACTCCAGCTCGTCATAGCCGAGGTCTCTCATGTACTGTACACACAAGTCCATCTTGAGATTGTAGTAGGTCTCCCTTCCGCTCGGTCCCATGCAGCCGCCTCTCTCCTTCGTTATCTGTCCTTCGCTCCATGCCGGAGTTACATTCCCACGAGCGACATTCTCGTCATACCATTCCTGATTTGAGAGAACTGCTATCGGTGTCGGCTTAGGTGTCGGTGTGGGAGTCACTGTCGGAGTAGGTGTCGGTGTGCTGGTCGGAGTAGGTGTCGGAGTGATCTTCAAGACCACTATCTCGGCTTTGAGGTTCGTGATGGTCTCCTGATACTCCTTCCGCTCACGAGTCAGCTTCTCTGCGTGGTCTGCGATGAGCAGAACGATGAGAACGATTCCGAGGTATGCCAGGAGAACCGTGTAGAGCTCCTTCTTATCCTTCATCGTCAAGACCTCGCATATCGGATCCGCACTGAGGACAGAAGGCATAGTCTGCTATTGCGTACTTCTGGCAATTTCCGCACTTATACCAGACACCCTTCACACCTAATGCTTCTCTTGTCCACTTTCCATCAAGTCTCTTGTAGTCCTTTTTCGCCTGCTCGTAGCCGAGATTGTACGCACGGTGAACGCTGTCACGGACATTGGTCATGAGCGGATTGCACTGTCTCAGATTCTTACTCATCTTCATCACCTGTCCATTCGTCATAGTCCATCTCGTCCATGATGTACAATCTGTCACGCTCAGAGATAACGCCACGGCTCACCAGGACAGCGATCAGCCTTCCCAGGAGCTTACCCAGCTTCTCCGCAAAGTTCTCCATAAACTACCTCCTTGATCTCCTCTTCGGGTATGTACTGCCTGATCTCGTCAAGGCACTTGTGCATATATCTGTACGGCTGTCTCTGTGCGTAGTTGTACTTTGCTCCGATCTGTGACCATGACAGCCTGTTGATGTATCGGTCATAGATCATCCTGTGCATGAGCTCGTCAGTGACCTTGTCGATGACTTCCATCGTCTTGACGTTCTCGGCAGCTATCTCCTTGATGAGCTTGTCGATCTTCTCGCAGAGAAGGCTGTATTCGATGTTCTTGGTCTCCACGGAGTTCTCGCCTGTCTGAGCCGGAACGAAGTCCGAGTCATACTTCCCGATCCCTGAGAGCTGGGATATGATCTCGTCTTTTCTCTTCTCATAGGACTCAATGTCGTTGTCCTTTCCCCACATCCGCGACAGCCAGATGTGAGCTTCCCATTGTCTCGTTGATAAGTTCATGTCACCCTGTCCCTCCATCCTAAGAAATAAGTCTCGAAGTCCTTTTCATCGTCCATTTCCCATATCTGGATGAAGAGACCGCTGTATTCCCTGCACCACACCTTCGTCAGATCCAGCTTGGAGATCTCAGCGTCTTCGGCTATCAGTCCTGCCTTAGCCATGACATCAATGGTGCCTTTCGCCAGGTTATCGAGATCAGGCCTCGTGTTGTTGAAGGTGCGGTTCTCGGTCTTAGCGAGCGACTTTTTGTCAAACGCCCACAGAAGCCGGACACAGAGCTTGCCGTGATAGGGCTCTTCGGGAGCGAAGGGATAAAGCTTCCAGTGCAGTGCTTCGTTCTCCTTGCGGACTTCGGGCTTCTCAAAGAAGACCACGCGTCCTGCCACGACACGACAGCCTTTCTGCTGTGCTGTGCGTGTTGACGGAGATCCTTTTATCACAAATTCAGTTAGCAGCTTCATTTCCGGCCTTCCTTCCTGAGTCGCATATTCTGATAACGGGTAAATCTGCTCAGTCCAAAAGGCCTAAAACCATAACCGCCTTCTCCGACCTGCAAGCCGTATCTGTATGGATCCAATGAAATGAGCTTGTCGATAAAATCATTGATATTTACCCTCTGATCCATCGGACCTGTGAAAAAATGCAAATCTCCATTAGGTGAAAGTTCTGCGCAGCGTTCGATTACAAAAGGATCTATGATGTGAGCCGAGATATACTCATTGACGTGATCTATGACCTTTTTGTATTCACCGCTCTGCTGAAAGTCTTTATAAACTTTTGTTATCTCATGGACCTGCGTATGACACTTTTCGCACAAAGTCATCAAGTGATCGGGATTATAAAAATCACTATAATCCAGGTGATGTGCTCTAAGATTTTCCTGCGCTCCGCACATCTGACAACACTTGTCTCTGTTCTTAACAAAGGCACTAACTTCATGCCATTTAGGATCGTTTGCAAGCCTCTCGGCATATTCGTTTGTGGTATTTCCTCCGAACAACGGGGAATCCCAGTCTAATCCACTCATTGTTTTCTCCTTTCTAAGTTTCTTTTAACCTGTTTGGGAAGGATAAGATCGCCTGTCAGTTCTGAGATGCACTCGACAGCTTCGAGCAAAAGTTCTTCGAGCGGAGCATCGGCACTTCTCTTCATCAGATACTTCCTGGTCTCGGAAGACCGCTCGATCCGCTCCGCATCTCTCAGGAGCATCTCGGTATATCGTTCATAAGTGTTGGTGTACTGTTTAGCTGAAATCATATGCGTGTTCTCCTATGACCGATTCGTAGTCAAAGGTTTTAAGGTGACGACGATTTGTGTCAGTCGTCGCCTTAGCGACTGACATCAAATCTGTCACCAGCCGTTTGCACCTTTCAATCACTTCACTTATATAAGCCTTTGATTGAAAAAAATTGATCACAATCATAGGAGAAAACACCCTTTGATTATTTCTGCAATCAAAGGAAAACGCGTTTCCTATGATTGAAACTTTAGAGCCTGCGAATGAAGCCTTTTTTGACTGTTTCATATTCATCACTAAACTCCTTGATATACCTTCTGATGCTTGCTGCTGACGGTGTTCCGTCTGCATAGTCGATTATCTCTGTCACACTTGCGACACCATCTTCTTCACAGGCATTGAACAATCTTCTCAACGTGTCCCTCCGATCATTTTCTGTTGTTCTCTTTGAGCTCTGATTGAGATTGTCCTCACGGCTTCCCTCGACAGGAGCTCCGTCCAGGAGTCCGGCACTGTCCACGAAGTGAAGAGGGAATTTGAACCAAAGGTGAATCGGATCCACGTCTTTGAAGTCACGGAGCACGAGTTCTATCTGCATAGGCTTCTCACCATCTGCCATCTGCGCTCCTATGAGTTCCTTGAGTTCCTTGCTCGGAGACAGGAATGATAAGTCACAGATCGCATCTGCATCACGTGAGAAGACACCAGAACCGGCTCCACGGTCTATTGCCTTACGGTCACCTGTCGCACCTTTCGGATGATGATGATCGTAGATAACTGCTGCACCTGTCTGATGTGCTATGTCATCAATAGCATTAGTAAATTCGATGATGGCCTGTGCGCTGTTCTCGTCGCCCTGCTGGACCTTGTAGAGCGGATCCAGAATAATTGCCTTGTACGGGCCTGTCGCTCTGCATCTCCTGATGATCTTCGGAGCGAGCACCTTCATGGGCGCAGCGTGTCCTCTGAGGTTCCATGCGATGATATTGTCACCGCCCTTGAGAGTCATCTTCACATCCATAGCGCGATACATGGCACCGAACCGCTGATACAGTGAAGCCTCTTCTACTTCAAGGTTGATGTAGAGAACTTTGCCCTGCTCGCACTTGAACTTGCCGAGCCACGGAAGACCTTCTGCGATGCACACTGCGAGGTTCTGAGACAGGCAGGTCTTGCCTGCCTTCGACTCTCCCGTGATGATCATTTTGCATCCTTCACGAGGCACTCCTGATATCAGCTCAGGCGACGGAGTCGGAGGGTTCTTGGTCTGTTCCGTGAGTGAAACACAGGGCGGAAGATCGTCATCGACACCTTCGATGTAATCTTTCCATTCAAGCCAGGAAGAGCAGCCGATGTTCGTTGCGAGGAGCTTCTGCACGTTCTCACCGCGTGTAGCCCCTGCAAGCCTTGAGAGCCTTGCCTCGTTCTTGTTGTTCTCATCAACGATGAACTGATGCTTTGCAAGCCAGTCAAAGAGAAATAACGCTCTCTGCTTGTACTCGGCAGCGTTGCTGGCATCCACCTTGACCGCTGCGTGTACTGACTTACCGCCTGACTCCGTGAGCGTGGCTATCGGCAATTTGAAACCGATCAGGAGCTTCTTCTGCTCTTCTATGGTGAGATTGTCGGACTCTGCCAAAACGTAGGAATATTTGGTAACATCTTTATTGTTGGGACCTGTTGTCGGGTTGAGCCGGATCCACGCTCCTGCCTGTTCGTTATACGTTCCGAACGCAGCATCAAGCCTTCTGTGCTTTTTTAGGTCCTTGATGATGTCGGAGCATTTTCTTACCGTTCCGCCCGATGCAGGTTTCCACTTTTCCCTTTCCTCATCCCACTTGGCAGCGCACACGAAGCTGACAGTATCATCAGGCTCAAAGAGTGCTTCAAGGAATCTGACGGCCATCTGGTATGGTTTTTCGTCCGGCTTGTCCTGTATGGCGATAACCTCGTCATAAGTAGCTTCGAGACCATCGTCCCAGTCGAGCTCATGACTTCTTTTATAGTTCCCATACTTCTCAGCAAGGAAGATTATGGTTCCGCCATTCTTGCCGGATCCGTTGAAGGTGTCCCACTTCGTGAAGCAGTCGTTCGGTTCCTTTGTCGTATATCTCTTGGTGTCACGCTTAGACCAGTCATCCCAGACAGAGCACGGCAGGCCCTCGGCCTTGAGGGCCATGCCAACGTCGATCCATTCCTGATAAGTCAGTCTTGAAGGATCAAGCGCATTAAGCGCATCCAATAATGCTCTGTTCTTGTCCATGTCTTATACCTCGAACGGAAGATCCTGTTTGTCTGAGGGCATATCTGCGATAGACGCAGGCTTTGTGGGAGCCTTCGCAGCTTCGGAAATGATGTAGCGGTCCACCTTGCAGCTCTCCTTGCCGTCAAAGGTCTCGTGCTTGATCTTCACACGGCCTGTGGCACCGAGTACCTTGTCCCAGGGCATACGCTCAAGAGCCTCGCCCTTCTTCTTCAAGCTGACCGCCTCAAAGAACGTGGCGAGCTTCCATGCGTTCCTGTCGGTGAGTACGAGATAGTCATAAACCTTCCAGAACTGACCGCTCTCGTCGAGCTCCAGCTTCAGCTCTGCCATCTTGTTTCCGGCCTTAGAAAATTTTCTGTTGAACTCAATGACTCTGAAGCCGTACTCGCCTACGGGCGGAAGGTTGGAGTCTGTCGATACGTTCGCAGCGATACCGCTGTCCCAATCCATCTCTGATGCTGTGTTGTTGTTCTTGATCTCTTCTGCCATAATTAGTTACCTCCTGTCATGGCTGTGTATGTATTTTTGTAATCTTCATTAGTTGATTGAGGTCCCAGTCCGTACTTCTTGATGATCTCCTGCTTCTGCTCAGGACTCATGTCTGCTATAAGGTTCCTGACCTTTACACGGTAATCAGGCTCTTTTGCCTTCGGTTTAGTATTCGTAAACAAGTGAGCAAGACCGTCAAAAGACATATCCATCTGCTCAGGGAGCGAATATCTGTTCTTAGCGTCCCAGCACGGATGATGTGACGTGTACATCACACGCCTGCCGCCTGTGGCCTTCTTGCTCTTCGTTGCCTGATCCATGATGACATCGGTCTTGTAGTTGCAGAAGAGGACCATGTCAGCCCATTCCTTGAGGAGTGAAGCGGTCTTTTTTGTGAGCTTCATTTCCCACCTGTCATACGCTCCCATCTCATCCGGCTGCTCAAACTTCCGCATCTGAGCGTGTGCAGTGAATACCACGTTGATGCCTGCCTCTATGCACTTGTCACAGGCCTTGAGAAGAGCCTGGAACTCTTCGGTGACATAGACATACCCTTTGCCGTAGCCGAAGCTCTCAATGCCCTTCACGTTGTTCTTACGGCATACCTCTTCGATGCAGAACTGCTCTGCCCAGTCAGCCGTGTCAATGATGATGGTGGAGCAGGGAGCCTCAGCAGCCGTGTCTTCCACCTGCGTGATGATGTCATTCCAGCTCATCGGTGCAGGATATCTGGCGACATCTAATTCCTTTGTCGAGCCTTCCGTGTCGATGAATACGGGGTTCGGGAACTTGCTTGCAAGAGTTGACTTGCCGATTCCTTCCGGTCCGTAGATCACGACCTTCTTAGCGGTCTCGACCTTACCTTTTGTAATGGGGATTGCCATATTAGCCTCCTTGAATATCTCGAATAATTGTTTCCACTGTGCGCCTGTCGGTTTGTTGGTGTGTCTCATACTTCTTCCGCTTCCAGGACATAGACCACACATCCCATACCTTCGGAGTCACCGATACCGTCAGGAAGCTCCTGTCCGTCTCTGTGGATCCGATAGCGGATGTTATTGACCGCCTGCTTCTTGGAGATCGCCCAGGTCTCGCCCATCAGGAACTTGTTGTAGTTCTTTGCGTAGCAGCCTGAGCCGTGACCTACGAGGTAAACTTCATAATGTCTCTTCCGTGGGCTCATCTTTCGCCTCCCAGTCTTTGCAGTAGTCATCCTTGTCCACGCCATACGTGGTGATCTTCCTGTCTCTCAGATGCGCTCCTGCGAGACACCACCCTCCGAATATCGAAGTGTCGCTTGCCTCGTAGTAGCGACAGTCAGCGCACCTCATCTGATGCGGAGAGACGTTCCGCTCTCCAGATGCGCCCACTCGCACTCATAGCCTGCCTTGAGGGAGTCCTTGAGCTTTGCCTTGTTGACTTCCGGCTCAGGAATGGTGAGATATTCTTTGGGAATAGCGTTGATGTCCGTTACATCGAGAACGACCTTCGGAGGGTTAGCCTGGATGGAGAGTGTGAACGTGCCACACGCGAGCTTCTTCTCGCCTGCCGTCTCCATAGCGTTCTGCATGAGAGCCTTGATGCGCTCCTTGCCGTTCTGCTTTGTCTTCTTTAATGCCTGGAGTCTCTTGATCTCCTCGTCTATGACAGCAATCTCACCGTCAACGATCTTCATGTACTTGGCGACATTCTCACCCTTTTCAGCGAGAGCGATTGTCTGATTTTCCCATGCGTCCGTGATGACATCATCATCAATGGTTTCACTTTCGATCATGTTAATGAGGATCTTGAAACCCTGCCCTAATTCGTAAATACTTGCCATGTTATTCCGTCCTTTCTGATTACCACTTCTGTGAGAAGTCCACGTCTCTTGCTACTGTGTTGTCGATGATCTCGATCACGTCAGGTCTTGCGCAGAGCTGAATGTTCTCCAGCTTCAGCTTGTGATTGTGTTCCCTGAGTTCCCTGATCGTGCCTGCGTCAATGGAGAGCTCCACGATCATGCCTGCGATGAAACCGACGGCAGCCGCGCCTATCATTCCGATAATGGTGAGTAGATTCATGTGCGCCTCCTGTTCTGAACTGCATAAATAACCTTCTTGGCACCCTTCTTGTGAGGGTTCTCGACGTAGAGTTCGTCGTTGTAAACGTAGCCAATGTCGAACATGATGTCTTTGATAGATGCCTTAAAATACTGCTTGGCTGCGTTCTGGATATCCCACGAGCCTTCTCTTACGTACTCAAAGACCAGATACACCTTCCTGCTGTTCAATGCTTTGTACTTTTCCATCTTGCTTTTCCTTTCTTCGATAGATCTCGTCAAACTTCCCACACCATGCGTCAAGAGCGTTTTCCATGTCCGAATAATCGTACTGTCTCGCGTTCAGCAGCTTCGCCACGATGTTGCCTGCGATGGCTTTTTTTTCCGCCCTGGTAAATTCCTTATTACCGTAGAGACAGTCATAGAGTCTTCGTCTGGACATACATCCTGCGTGAGCCAGTTCGGTCTGATTCTTGAAAAATCGTGAGAGTGAGGGATAGAGTGATCCGTTCATGATGGCTCCTTCTGTTGCTTTTTTGCAACCGTAGGCTCAAAAAAATATGAGTCCACCTGTGTGGCTGGAATCTCCAGAAGTTCTATTGCTTTCATCAGCATCGAGCCTTTCCAGTCCTTCCCTTCATTTAGTAAGCGACTGAGCATCGGTTCGCTCATTCCCAAAGCTGCTGCGAAGGTCTTCTGATCGCCAAACTTCTCGATGATTCGTGCCTTTAGCTTGTCCGTCTTATATGTCATCTTAAACCTCCTTTCCGGTGTCGGTTTCAAAATTGAAACTATGATTGTATTGTACATTTAGGTTTCAAAATTGCAACCCTTTTTGGTTTCAAATTTGAAATTGTAATACGTTTGTCATATAATCGAACTGAAAGGACGGAATCGGGATATGGTAGAGATTAAAGAAAGACTCAAAGAAGCATTAATTAAAAGGGATATGACCGCCTCAGACCTTGCAAAGAAGAGCGGAATCAACAAGGGCTCCATTTCCAAGTACCTCCGAGGCGATATCTTACCAAAGCAGAGTGCCATTGATGCGATGGCTCGTGCGCTCTATGTCCTGCCCTCGTGGTTAATGGGATATGATGTGCCTATGGAAGCAGTTCTCCCCTTCACGATCAGTGTCAACACCTATGACGATGGAGAAGGCAGCGAAGATTTACCTGAGATACTCGTTGAATACGAGCAGCTCAATACTAAGGAACAGGAACAGGTCATGAACTACATCAAGTTCTTAAAGTCACAGAGAGGAGACAACACATGAATACTCCAAGATGGGACGGTGTAAGATGGCGGATCCAGGCACGGAAGGACGGGAAGCGGTACAGCTTCTCCTCTTCCATTCCCGGCATCAAGGGACGGAAAGAGTGCCAGAAGAAGTACGATGCCTGGTACTATGGTGAAGCGAGCGGAGAGAAGACCGTCAAACAGGTCGTGAAGGAATATCTCGAAGACGTGAAGGCAAGGTGTGGAGAAGATTCTCCATCCTATGAACAGTATGAGTGCTATACGCGCCTGTACGTGGTCCCTGTGTGCGGTCATAAGAAGATATGTAAAATGACACTCAGGGATTGGCAAAGCCTCATAAACGAAGCCAGAGGGCAAAACAGGCCACTCTCCGAGAAGACACTCAAAAACCTCCGAGCGATAATCATGTCGATCATCAGGTTCGGATATGAAGATTATCAGTGCGAGCTGCCGAGAGGCACGTTATACATCCCGAAGGGACGTTCCAAGCAGGAGAAGGAAATATTGCAGGCCGAGGATGTCAAGAAGCTCCTGGAGCCGTCGGAGCTCTGGTATCACAGCCTCTTCACTTTCCTCTTGATGACAGGCATGAGGCCGTCGGAGGCCCTCGGTCTCAAGGTGTCAGATCTCCACGGTGCCACGGTCTCCATCGAGCGCGGTATCAATGCGAGAGGCCATATCACCAATCTGAAGAACAAGAACGCCAAGCGAATAGTACCAATAGGTGAGCTTGCATCGGGCATCCTCCGACAGACGATCAGACGGAACGAGGAATACAATCTTCACACGGACTGGATATTCTGCTCACCTGACGGCTCACAGGGCAAGCAGAACGGAATGAGAAAACACTGGGCGAAGCTGAAAGCCGAGAGGAATCTGCCAGGCACCGTGTACAGTCTGAGACACACTTTCGTCTCCATGATGAAGAACGTCATGCCGGAGCAGATGGTGAAGGACATCGTCGGCCACAGTGTCTCGTTCGACTCTTTCGGCACGTATGGCCACATCTTAACAGGTGAGCAGGCAGAAGCTGCTCAGATCATCGATCTCACGTTTGGCACCAAAATGGCACCAAAGAACCGTGAGTCTCAATGATATATGGTGGAGCATACGGGACTTGAACTCGTTCCTGTCTGTGTACCTGTACCCAATTATCCCTGTTTTCATGGACTTTTCATACCTTGTAAACAGGTTTGTACACCGCTCAAGGACAAAGTGGCACCATTTTTGGCACCAGGAATGCTATAATCAGGACACCGATACGAGCAGATATTATTCACCAATAGAAAAGCCCTCCGACCGAAGTCAGAGGGTTTTTCTTTTGGAGATTCTAATATGTACAGCAGTCTGATTCAGCCTAAAAGCCCTGACACCGGAACCGATGCCAGAGCCAAAAGGGAAAAGCAAGACCGTAGTCTTGGTTATAACAGGAGGAGCTTCCATGTCTCCTCGTCAACGATGCCGTCAGGATTGAGTCCGTAGTTCACCTTGTAGTGATTGACTGCCACTTCCGTGTCATAGTCGAAGTCACCATCGAGCGGAAGGTCATCCGAGAAGCCGAACTGATTGAGCAGTGCTTTCAGAGTATTGACCTGACCGCCTGTTGAACCACGAGACAGGACATCCAGCTCCAGTGTGACCTTCTCTGTGGGAACAGGGACAGGCTCAGGATCGGGAACAGGCTCTTCGAGGTCATCGTAGTAGTCAAAGAATGTTGCCTTGCCTACACCTGAGATATATGTGCTATTGACGGAATACTCGCCATATCTGACCGCATCAGACTTGTTGCCTTCAACAGTGTATATGGTCGTGATGTTGCCGTTGCTATCGTATACAAGGTCGATGATGAGACCGACATGGCTCTCGTGACCACGATCACCGAAGTAGATTACATCGCCCACATAGGCATCAGTGATGTCATAAAAGTGACCGATGTCTCGAAAATATCCGGCACCATAAGTGCAACCGCACGAGAGATTGTTATAGGAAGGCTGCTCACCGAGATAGTTCTGAGCATCATACTTCTTGCTTTCGTCATCCTCACTGTCGGAAGCCATCATGAAGATGGCATCGACAAAGGTATGACACCACTGTTCTCCGTTCTTGTACTGAGGAGCGAAATATCCTACGGAATCGCACAAGGCTCCGAAGATGGTTCTGTTATTCCCTTCTTCGTGATAGCCTTCGTCAGCGTACTTCTTGCAGAGTTCGATGACTCTTGTCCTTCTGATGCTACCCATTCGAGTCACCGCCCTTCTTGTTGAGCTGATACCTGATGGAGCTGATGCCGAGCAAAGCACAGGCAAAGGTCGTGATGGCTGCCATCGTTGCACCGATAGCCTCGGTGTACGGAATCTGCCAAATCTGACCGACAGTGAGCCAAAGTGCCGTGAGTGCCGGAAGTCCGACTGTGGCTATCCATTTCAGAGTGTCATATACCTTGTTACTCATTTCTATCTTCTCCTTTCGCTATCATGTCGAGCCTCTTGTGAGCAGACTTGACCGACTGCTCGACTATGATGAGTCGGTCATTGAACTCGTTATGCTTCTCAACTTTGGCTGAGAGGTCTTTTATCTGCTCACTCATAAACTTCATTCGTTCATCAATGACCTTGTCGTGAGCCGTGTTGCTCGTAACTGTTGCGACTATTGTCGGAATGGCTACGCACAAGCCTGAGACAAGTGCAGTGATGATTCCAGCGAGTGTCTGATTCATAAAATCACGCTCCTGTCTCTGTTATCGTATATTCAATACGCATCGTTTCAGATGCACTTTTCTCCTTTGCCGGATTGACATTCAGCTTGGAAGTATTGACCAGCTTATTGGCGATGACAAATCTCGGATAAGTCGTACTGAGATATTGAGGAGTGTCGTAGTTCTGATAATGCACGACAGGGATCACTACTGTTGAAGCCTTGTTTATCTCCTGATATGCCCTGACGATGTAGTCCTTCTCGTGTTCGTTATATGTCTCAGGGAACAAGCCTGAGCAAGTATAGCCAACAGAGCCGTTACAGACTCGGTTATTCTCAACGAGGAGATTTCCACAGACTATCGGTGAAGTACAGTTATCCTTTGCCTCTTCAAAGGTGATACCTCCCTCATCGACTCCTGTACTCTTGTTAATCATGCGGAAGCCGTTGTGCTTCCACTTGTGCCTCTGCGAGAAGTCACCATAGTCAGGAGTGTCTGACGATGTCGGCAGATAGATATAGGTATCATCAACGGCTATGCCATGAAAATCATCACCGATGAACTTTTGGAAGGATGCTCCTCTGTATTTGGCTATGCCCGAAGGAGACAGGTCATCATTTGCACCTGTGAGTACACCTGAGTCAACGATAGAGCCTTCACTGTCCTCACTGCAATCAATAACCGCATACTTCATCTGAGACTTGGAGTAGTTATTATTGGCTACGATGCTCCAATTTGAGCCTCCCCAATCTACAAGTCCGTTGATATTGCTGAATATCCACAGGTACTTGTTCTCAGGATCGAAGTAGTAAGAAGGCATTGAGTACAGATTGAACGGAAGTTCGGCTACGAACCGCCTCTCGTAGCTTGTCCTTGCAGACAGTGTCTCGAAGAGACCAGCTTTGAGGTACGGAAGCCTTCTGACGAAGATTGTCAGCTTGTCTGTTTCGAACATCGAATCACTCAGAACTGTCGCTCCATACTCGCCATCGTCTCCGATGACATAGCCTATACCGTGATTATCGTCATACATGGCGATGAGGTTATTCTTTGCACTCGCATAAGGCAGAACGGTTATATCCGTTAGGTCTGATGACTTGATACTTGCCAAAGGGACAAAGGAGTTCTTGAAGTGATAACTGCTCATTCCGTTTCCGTATGAGCCTGTGTCAGAGTGTGTGAGTGATACGGCTCTGATGATGCCGTTGCCTCGTGTCGGTCCCCATTCAAAGACCACCTTGTGCATATTCTCATCCTCTTCGTAGGATGATGCCACAGGATTGCCTCTGGTGAGGTCATCATCGTGGTCAGGATCGACTGCCGTCTGTCCGGCATGAGCGATGACCGCATTGTCCGAGGCATCAGGCATGAAGTAGTCATCGGTATCAAGATTGGAGTGTTGCTGGTTATAGCACATGATACCTCCGAACCAAGTTTTCCACAGACCATCACTTCCCCATAACTTTGAATAGTCCACCATACCAAGATAGTTATTGGCGAAAATATCCTTCACCGCATCGGTGATGACATTGTCCGCTTCATAGACTCTCTCCTTCCCTGTGTGGATGTCGGTCAAGGTCATCTTCATGTGACCTTTCAGCTCAGGGAACTTCACTGAACCGAATGGAACGGTCTTTATCTTGTCTCTCATACCGCCCTCCTTATGTCATCGCCCTAATCAGCTTTGCCAAATCGTCTGCGTTCTCGTTGAAATACTCCAACAACTGAATATCACCACAATCAGCATAGATATTGTTCAAGCCTGAGAGTGTTGCTATCTGTGTCGGTGTCAAGGTGATTTCAATAGGTGTTGACATTTGTGTCAATAATTGCAAATTGTTGTTTGACAAATATGTTTTGAATGTTGCCAAATCTGCAAAATTGCTTGATTTATCGTGAACAACAATATAAAAACCATAAGTGGTTGACTCTCCAAGTGTAAATGTACCCCAATCAAAAGATGTACCTGTTACCCACGAAAGATAATTAGTTATTGCCTGATTATAAGTTCCCGATTTAATGCTCGAAATTCCATACAAAACAAATCTTCTGTTGACGGTGCCATCTGAAGCTAAAGTCCAGCCTTCAGACACATCACCATTAAAAATCTCCATTTGATGTGTCACCGTCAACTTGCCGTTCACGACATCAAGCAAACCGCCATAGTATGTATCACCGAAAGGAATTGTGACTGTGGTTGGCGTCACTCCGTCTGATACGGAGATGTTGGCAGAACTCCAACCACTAATTGCTCTCGGATTGCTCGGTGATGGCGTACCTGAGCCTGCCTGTTGTGCCGTGACCGCAACCAACAGCTTGTTGACAGGAATGTTATCGCCACCGTCTGCGAATGACATTGTGGCGGCGGGCGTGTCGATCTCCGTGAGGATAGGCTTGTTTGAGCCTGACAAGACCTCATTGATAGCACCTATCACCTTCTTTGATGTTGTGTTCAGTCCTGAGAAGTCCTGATTTGTGGCTATCTGCTCGCCTATCTGGTCAGCGCTTCCCTTGTAGGTGACACCTGACTGAACGAGAGGAAACACCGCACTGCCCGTGACCGATGAAGCCGATGTCAGTTCTGATATTTTTTTGTCTGCCATATCTTTGTCTCCTTTTAATCAAGAATGAACTTGTCACCTGTCTCAGTGCAGAGATTGTCTCCGTTCTCAGCGAGGAGGTAATCATAAACAGGATTGGTGATGAATGTGACCTCATCCTCCATACCGATGAGAGCAAAGCCTCCGATGTCGATGAGGTTGATATTGTCTCCGAGTTCCATGATGCCAGCGAGATTATCTGCATACATCCTCTGTCCTTCGAGAGTGACATGGAGATTGTTGGCATCTATCTCTGTCGAAGTGATATTGTGAGTGATTATCTTGACTTCCCACAGGTGGTTTATATTCGGGACAACATTCTGAATGATATAGAAGAAGTCCCTCGTGATGCTCAGGTCAGTATTCCCATTCGATGCACCGTAAGCCTTTAGTCTCTCATAGGGACCGTAGGACACAGGATCACCGTCAAGATAGTATTTGACCTCATACGAGCAGTCCTTCGAAAGATTAGCCACCATATCCATCAGGAACTCGTGGAAAATCTTGACCGTAGTAGTCTGAGTCGAGATAAATCTCAGCCTCGCCACTAAGGTCTCGACCTCCGAACCGAACCGAATATCCTCAAGGTTCGTATAGTGGAAGTAGGATATCTCGTTCTGAGCCGTAGTCTGTCTCAGGCTCGATATACTCTTCCTCGACTGTGACTGAACTGTGGCGAGGTTCGGATTTTCTCCGAAGCACTGCAACTGAACCGACTTGTTATAAGTCCAAGTCAGACTCATCACCGCTCCCTGAGTGTAGCCTCCTGTGTAGTCATCAATGAATCTGACTACATCGCCCATGTCCATAGCGATGAACGCAGGAAGCACACTGACATTGAATGGTGTATATCGTATCAATGCTACCGCATTGAGGATGTTCGCACACCTCTGAGTCTTGGTCGTGACTGTGCCGTATTGCATAAACGGATTGGGACCGAGTTCCACGATGGAAGCCGTAGCCGGTCCCAAGACTCTCTCCTCACCGCTTGCACAGTCTGTGTATGCGATGCCGTCAAAGAAGGTCTTATAATCACTGTACGATGCTCGCTGCATCCTTCGATTCTTAGGAACAGTGACCGACTGAGTGGTCTTGAAGTTCCTGATTACCCAAGAACCATCTCTCTCAGCCGTTGCAAAGCCTCCGGCAAACTGAGCAATCGCACACAGAAGGTCTCTGTATGTGTTAATCTCATTATCGACATAAGGGATGATACTCTGATTGCCGTTTGGGAGTGCCTCACATTCCTCTTCGGTCATTCCAAAGGTGGTATGAGTCATCGTCTCGATATACTTACAAAATGAGTATATTGTGCCTGTTGCCTGTGTCGATTGCCATGTCTTGTCCATCTTAGACAGGCAATCATAAGCAGTGATGTCCACCATACCCTCAGCTCGATAAACCGCATCTGCGATGTAGAAAACACCGATAGGAATATCTTCCCAAATGGGATCTTCGTTCTCGTCATACCCCAAGAGGAGACCGGCTGAGATGGTGATTATCTTCCCAAAGTAGCTTCCTCTGTTGAGATAGTCGTGCAAGAAGGTCAGCTTCAGAGTTCCGATAAAGACAGAGCCTACATTGACCTTCTTCTCGGAACACTGATTGCTATACGATACTCCGATGACATCACTGTCGGTGAAATTGATAGTGGTATCAAGAGTGCCTTTTAATCGGTGAGTCTGCACCTGATCCATCATCTTTAGTTTGTAAGCATCTGATACCTGATACATTTTAGAACTCCGTTACTTTTAC